TTGAAGTGTAAGCTACGTTGCAATTAAGATAAATCTTGCCTTTGGACGCAAAAGAAAATTCGAGCAATTTTAATGTCCATGCTCGGTCCTTGGACGGGTGTGGCCTTGTCCCCCAAATCCATTGAGGGGGTTGTCAACGGCTCAAAAGAGCCTAAAGGGCGGGCGAACCAAGATATCCTTTAGCAGGTTTCTTGGGAGGCGACGGTTTAAGTGCGGCGGTGGTTTGCGTTGGCGGGGACGCGCACCATCCAAACGACCAATCTTCTCCGGCAGCTACATAATAGCGCCAGTCAGTGGCCGTGTGGACAGCATTGTCCTTGCAAATCGCGGGAGGTCTAGGTTGTCCGACTGGATTTGACACATAAAAATAGTTCTGGTAGAAGAAAGGCACTTCTATTTCGGCTAATTCATGCGCACGGGATGTAACAACAATCCCATCGGAGCCTGTTAGTATTGGGGTGGATGGATTGGTATATAGACCGACTCTCCAGTCGTATCCATAAGCCAATGGTGTAGCAGAAGCTGCTGCGTAATTAAAGCACTTATAACGCAAGCTTCCACGGTGGAATTTGAAAGTATACCAAATCCACGTCCAAGTCCAATACTCGGCGGTTGCACCAATAGTGCTGCCAGTTTGGGCAGATCCAAATCCAAGTTTGTCATGGATAAAGTCTATTGGTGAAAGGGTTCCTACAGGGGCTGCATAACCAAAAGGTCCTTGGTATCTGCGGATGCAATCAATCAAATTGTTTGCTTGTTCACCCATATTCGCGCGGTCTTCCACGACAATCTCAGCTGGTAGGAGCGCTGGGAAAGTTCGCTGGAAATACGAAATGGGGTAAAGGTCAGGGCGATCATCTTGCATTTGAGCCTCAAAATCTTCTCCGGGTGCAATACGAACAGGATACTCTAAGTATACCTCTTCTTTGCCAGGAGATTGCTGGGTGATCTGGGGTGCCCTTGGGGGTGTACGAGCCATTGAGAATCGCATGTCTTCGGCTCCAGAGTGCCACACATTGTAGTAAACAATTGCGTTAACACCAGGAGTACCGCTAACAATTGGGTTCAGCAAGTACATGGCAATGATGCCGGCTTCTTGGGGGCTGGTTGGCTCCACATCTAACCAAGGCGTTTGGTTAAGATATGGAATAGTCACTTCCACCACTGTGTCACCAGTGATGTCAACAACTTTAGCTACCCAATTTCCGGGATTGGTCATTGTGGTAGGGGCGTTCATGCCGGGAGGCACATGCACTATCAATACTCTGCTTGTCACGAAGCTTGAAGTGCAAAATCGGAAGAGGTACTTATTACCACCTGTCCAAAATCTAAACAAATTACATAGAACTGCGGTGTACGAGGTCCAGTTATTTGGAGAGTAATTGTTGGGGTGGCAAGAAGTAGCGATCAACTGAGTTCCGGCAACGGTTGACGATGAATAGGAATTATTGATAATCATTGTGGGTCTCAACTTAAGAGCATCCACTGTTGAATAATCTGGGCATCCAAACATCGAAGGGTTGGTAGCAACATGGTTCTCTGAGAAGAGAGCCAGCTTGTAACTAGAATCCAAACCGGTGGAAATAGCCATGTTCTGGGTCGATTGCTCGATGACACGGCTTGGCATCTTATCATCAGTTACTTGACAGTAACCTAGATTATGGGCTAGCTTTCCAACGGCTTTAGAAACTATTGAAGCTGCTGTTGCTTGGGCTGGATACACTCCAACTGCTGCTGCTGTCGCAGTCACTGCAGAAAGTGCATTGGCAAATCCCGACATAAATCGGTTTTTGCTTTTACTTTTAACTTCACGATCCTCAGAATCCATCTGAGCTGTGAAGTTTGAATTTTGAACAATTCCTGTGTCTCTGGCACCAGTAACTGTAATGTTCTCAAAATTGGCAGTCACTAGATAAGGTACTGTTGTTGAAGTTCCAAGGGTCGAAACGTTTAGTGGTACTAAAACCATCATTTTAACGAATCCAAGAGCTCCAACTAAATAGTTGTCTAGATCAATCCAAGATTGGTGGAACACCATAGGTATGGTGAACTCGATCGTGTTCTTCTTATTGGCTGAAAGAATCGCAATCTCATTCTGAGAGGCACGGAACACATTCTGCCATCTATCGGTGTAGAAAGTATCAACAGGTGCGTTGATATCATCGTTTGTCTGGTTCGGCAACCAAGAGACAAGTAACTCACCGTAATGGAATGATGTACTATTAAGTCGAATAGTAACCTTCACATTGGCACGGAAGAACTTGAAGTAACGTGGCAAGAGCGATTTGATCATGCTTTGTCCCATCAATAGTCCTGGGAAGTCTAGGCTTTGCACTACTGTACCGACGGATTGGAGTGTACTCCAATTGCCAGAAGCAACAGTATAGGCGCGACCAAGAATTTCCTGCATAGGGGGATGAATGTAGGGCGTTGGTCTTTGAAGAGAACTGGGATCAGTTATATCTTCAGGGTGTGGGGGAGATTCGTCCACAAATGCTGTGAGCACCGTGGTCTGATCTGGGGCAGTTTTGGATACTGGTTGATCCTCCATCTGAGCATAGAAGTCTCCTTTGATTTGTTTCTCAATCTGGTTAATACTGGGAATACTATCAAAGAGGTCCTTCTTCTTTTCAGGGGATAACAACCATTCGTCAATCTCTGCAGCTGCGAGCAAGAATTGCACTTTCTCCGAAGGTGATAAGTCTTCCATGAAATGGTAAGGACTCTTTCCTTCGAAGAGAGGCATCTTTTGGCAGGGTGCTGAGATGGCGTCGCGGGCGGGAGTAAAGGCTTTGATCTTCTCATCCTTCATTTGTGCGAAGTAGTTGCTATGGCATAAACCATTCAACTGAGCTTCGTAGGAAGGAATAGAAACATGAACTTTGTCAGCATATGACATCCATTCAAGAAGCTGATTCTTCAACTCGTTGTATCTCTCTTTACCGTGGTGAACGGCTTCACGCATTGCTGTCTCAACAGACATACGAATGCGCTCTGATTGTGGGGTTCTACCTTTCTTTGACCAGTAAAGGGACTCAAGAATGACATCCCAAGGTAGTGGAGCAAATACCCAGTTCCCTCTTTTAACGAATCCTCGTTTAAGAAAGACTGAATCTTTAGCATGGTACCACGGTACTGAATCAGGAGTGATCTCACTTTTATCTGCGTTGGTATAGTCCCAACCCAGATTAGTGAAAACATACTTCTTCATCTGTAAGGTGTACCAGTCATTGTTACTGGTTTCTTTGTGATCGTCTCCAAAAGCGGAAATCTCAAATTGATCTCTGTACTCGTTAGGTCCAAAGTTCTTGAGTTCCTCTGCCTTCTGAATAAGACCTAGGTAGTGGGGTGAACTATCATAATAGTTCGAACCCTTTGGTTTGATATCTGGTCCAATTCCAGGTTCTGGTGTAATATCCCCAGAAAGTTTTTGAATCACCTTCAGAAGATTACGAGCACACCAACAAGCTGCATACATATTAGATGTCGTAATCACAATGTTATTGCTGATTGTTGTGTCGTAGGCACCAGAGGGGTTCACAAATGCAATCCAATAAAGGAGAGTGCAAATGATGTGTGGGCAATAGATTCTTGTCCAATGATATAGCCACCGTCTAACGGCAGCATTCTCTTCATCATGGTCATTCATCTTGTTCCTGAACCAAAGGTCTAAAGCACCAGGGTAGCGTTTTGCTATTTCTTCATAAACTAATTTATCGAAGTAAGCAACATCGCCATCTGTTGATTTTGGTTCGGTTCCAGGAACATATCCAGGTCCGGAGCTTGGTGTCCAACCGCGGTGACGGTTGTACAATTCACCCCATTGGTCTGAGTGGGCATTGATACCCATAGCTGAGTCTGAGTTGATCGGATCAATCATCATATTCTCAACTAATGCACTGAGGTACATCTTTGACACAATTTGGTGGGGCAGTGTGGCTGCCGAGAACAGTCGAGTCTTTCCAATCTGTACCTTTTTGAGCGAAACATGTTCGTCTTTGAGGCAGTCTTGGAAGACTATCAATTCCCAGCGGGGTTGCTTACCTGTTTGAAGGCACATGATAAGCTCATCTACATCTGCTTGTAGTTTGGAGCTGGCTACGAGATAATGATTAGGATCAGACTCGTGTTGGCATACTTGCTTCTCTCCACAGAGAACACAATGTATTGGTCCCCACTTCTTACACACAATCTCTCCACGGCGTTCAGCTGGCATATAGCCTGCTGAAGTACCCATGAAGATTCTGCGGATAGAGGTGGAATTTGGCACGCCATTAAGGGCCTCATGCATAGTCAATGGTTCGGATCGAACCCATCTACCGGGAATGTTCATTACAACATTCTCCAGACACTCTTGTAATAGTTCAGTGTCAATTGGTTCGGCAGCAGGCTCAATCTTCTTCATACTATTGAGGGCTTTTTGGGCGGGGCTAACCTCAAGCCAGGACTTGTGTGTCAACACAGCAGGTCCTTGCTTGGGTTCGAATCCACTTGCTTCCATGGCAGTTGCCAAAGGTGATTTAACAACTCTGGACTTATTGGGTAGAGGAGCGGCTTGGCGAGGTTCAACGTAACTGAACTCTGTGCAGCGGGGGGGGGGCTGTAATTGTGCCCCCATTTGGGCCACTGCAATCTCCTCTGTCAGGGGGCCTGGGAAGGTGGATTTTTGGGTAGGGGTTGTGTTCTTGTTTGGATTTAACTCTGGC